TGGACTAGATATGTTTCTGAACCCTGCCTTCGTAGAGGAGATGATGGGCTACGAGGTAGGATGGACCGACTTAAATCTTTAGGAAATTCTGTTTCCCCTCCAGTAGCTGCGATACCATTACAACGTGTACATGATCTTTATTACAAATGAAACCAGTTAGAAAATCTATTCTTAAATTACGCAAACTTAAAGATATAAGACGTAAAAACTTAGAAAGAAATTTCCTTGAAATTCAAATGAAAGGACAGGATCATTATGTTTTTATAAAAGAAAATGGCAAAGCACAAGTCATTTATGATCAGGGTCGTTGGGTCACAGAACATATAAGAACTGCCGTACTTAAATTCAATTATGAAGTTGATAAAATTGATAAATTATTAATTAAAGACTTTACTGATGAAGAAATCAAGGAATATGAAAAAACTTCTTGATTGGATTAGTTGATTTTTCCTTTTCTTTTCTCATTTGCTGAACAACTCTTTCGGCTTCCAACTCTATAAGTCTGTTTAACAAAGATGCCATAAAGATATCCTGATCAAATTTTTTTCTAACCATATGTGTGCAATATCTTTTTACGTTGTCTATATCATGAGCTTTCATAATAAATCAACTGCTCTATCATCAAGACTATTCGAGGTCTGCTTACAAATTGCTCGAAGCAAATCCACAATAAGTCTCTTAACAGCAGTTGTAGTTAAAAAGGTTAATAAGATTGGTTTGAGAATCTTATACATACGATAATTATGTGTTACTTCCCAAACATAGCTAAAATGCTAGTATTAGACAAGATACTCAGCTTTTATGGCAGAACAGGAGAAGAAAAATCCTCTTCAAAAACTGAAAGAAAACATTACAGACAAAGAGGAACAATTAGCTTTTATCTCAGTTGTAGTAAGGCTTGTTGTAGTTGGGTGGAGTGGTTTCATAGTTTCCCTTAACTACATTTCTATACCAGGTTACACAAATGAACCTAAAGATATAACTTTTCCTGCAAGTTTACTAACAGGTGCATTAGCGAGTTTTGGTTTAGAAGGTGCTAAAAAAAGAGGTGACGGTACTTTTAAACCAGAAGACAAACCACTAAATAAAAAAGAAGTGGAAGCGTTACTAGCATCACAGTCTGGTAGTTATCAAACAGTTAGAATTGAAACGCCAATAAAAATTATTGGTGCAGAAATTGATGATTCCAAATCAAAAAAATGAAAAAACTACTAGCACTAATATTATTGTTTAGTCCTTCTGTAGCACTGGCAGACATAAATCATTCAATCCAAAATGTCGTTTCTGTCAGTACTTTAGGTGCTTCATCTACAGCTAATCGCATAGGTACTACGTTTTCTGCGTCAGGTACAAATGTCACGCCAACAGCAGGTGATACTGCAAATGCTATTGGTACATTAGATTTAACAGATGCACAAATCACTAACGGTATTCCTACGATTGACGCTACAACTACTTATGCAGTAACTACCGCAGGGGATGCGTGGTCTGTGTCGGAAAGCTATATCCAAGGCGATGCTATACCAAGTACAGGTATGACGGTTACTAATGGTACTGTACCTGCATTGGTAGTATTTGGAGATACAACTACTTTTGCAGGTGGAAATATAGGCACTACAGCTATGACCATGGATAGTGGTGGAGCGATGACAGTTAACCTATCTGCTACAGGAGCAGGTGTAACAGCACAAATGTCTAACACAATTAAGTTAGAAATTGATTAATGAGGTGGCTTGTACTTTTATTCTTCGCAATACCTAGTGCAAACGCAGGAAGTATTACTCCAGCCTTTACAACAGGTCAGATGGAATCTACAAGCTCTAGCAAAACTATTATTGTGGAGACAATCGTTACAGAAAATTACAGGACAGGGTATTCATATTCTATGCAGGGGTCTAACGTACAGGTCAAAGATGGAACTGTTATCTCTCCCAATGCGACATATACAAACACACAGACAGTTAATGGAGTTTCATTTCAATGGGTGACTCCAAACTTAACAACCAAGCCTCAATGGGAAATAAAAAACCCTGGAGAAGCATTTTCGATCACAGAAAACTTTTTAGCACCTGGATTGGATGCAACCAGCACAATCCAACGCACCATAAATACAGAAAGTCAAAGTACAAGTTTAAGTATCTTCTCGCAATAATATTATTAGCAATATCACCCAAAACCCTTGCAAATACAGTGAGTTCGCCCAGTGCATCCAGTAGTGGAACGGTTATCAATAATGGCTATCAGACAATAAATGGTGGATTCCCAACGATGACTTACGGAGGAAGTATACAGTGTCAGCAACCAACACTAGCTTTTACTCCCTTTGTTACTAAAGGAGAAAACTATAGCACTCCTAGATTAACTACAACCAAAACTAATATTTACGATCTTTCAGAAGATTCAAATGGTAATCTTATAAATCCTGGAAAAATTCTTTATCAAAGTGAACAGCCAAGAATAGATCAATCAACTCATAATTTTAACTATGGATTTACTATCAGCCTACAAATACCATTAGGTGAAGGATCTGATCTTTGCGTCAAAGCTGCTGAGAATCAAATTAAAGGACAAGAATTTGCTTTGACTAAGGCTAAACTTGAAGCTAATCTTGCAAGAATGAAGATATGTGCCGAGCAATTTAAACTTGGTGTAAAGCTGATAAATGAAGATGCTGTTGCTTGTAAAAACGTAGTATTAACAACGATCCCAAATCAAGTTATCCCACATACTCACGAATTAAGTTCGGGCAACTAGGAATAAACCTTTATACGTCTATTGCCAAAAGGCTCACAGTCGCCATGACATGACCCGAATATATCTATTATACATCAAATTTGCAGTAGACAAGCACGGGTTGAAACTTGTCTACCTAGACGCCCTATCCTTCGCCATGTTAAATAGGGTTTTTTTATTGTACCTTTTCTTTTTTCTTTTTTGTAAGTTTTTTTATTAAATTTTTTACTAAAGGTTTTACAACATTAAGGAGTAATGGAGTAGTGGCAGCAACAGTAGCAATAACAGCAGTGCTAACAAGCTGTGGAGGATTCGGTATGTATTGATCTTTGAAGGGTACGTCTTCATAAAGAGTGATACATTCAATCCCATCTTCTCCTCTTTTATAACCTTTTATTCGTTCCAAACGCTTTTCATTAACAAAACTTCCTACTCTTAAATCTTTTTTACCAGGACAAGGTTCTATTTCTATTTTTTTCTCTTCTTTTGGTTTCGGCATTTGATTGTTTCCTTCTTCTGCGGGTTTTGACGAGGAACTCGGTATATCTTCCGTATAAATAATTTCACTTGGGTCGTATCGCATAGGATTGTACGAAGGGATCTGACCCTCAGGACAGACAGTGTACGTTCCATTAGGATCTGCTATTAAAAGAGAAGGATTGCGTGTAGTCTCTAAATCACGATGATATAAGTTACAGCCAGGTATTTTTCCTTCAAGTTTATGTTTTATAAAATATGGTGTATCTGGTAAATCAATAGTTGGAAGTGTTATCTTAGGTATCTTTATTTCAGACACTTATAACTTCATTTTTGGAAGTCCCATTGACGGCCCTGTTGTCTTAGGTAAGGCATTGTCTAAGACTTTAGGCATCATTCCCTGTACATTTCCAAGAACTTCATTCATTACTTTAGATTTAAACTGTTCTGAAGTTACATACTTGTAACCTATTACTCCTGTCGCAGTCATGGAAGCTACCATTAAGAATGAGATAATACTTAAGGCATTAGCTATTTTTTGAAACATGATAAAGTTTGCAATTTTAAAAGCTATGTCTGTCATGAGCATAGCTGTCTTGTTATTAATTATAGGTCTATCACCTCTTTACGTCACGTTAGGCATACTTCAAAGAAATATTCAATCAAATAATCTTAATGTTAAATGACAAAGAAACACGATCTTCTGTTGTTTCATTTATTTCTACTCTATGAGTAAAACCAGAGGGAAATAGAATCATCGTTCCATCTGCATATTGTGGAACGTACTCTAAAGGCATTTTTTTCTGTTCTAAATATTCTCTGTCCATACCATATAACAACATTGCATCTCTATACCCAACATCCATATTATCAAAAACAAAACGACCAGATTCAGGTGTCTGTTTGATCCATAAAACTCCCGACAGATCAGAGCCAGAGTGTCTATGCGATACGTTATAAGAAAACGGACCATTAATATTTAGCCACATTTGCACTAAGTCTAGACGTTTAAATACATGAAATTCTTTAGATAATTGATCCATACATTTAACAATAAGATCTTTAAAAGGATCAAACCCTTTATCAAGAAAAACGTCTTTAGATAAACTTTGCCAACCTCTTTTATTAGATATTTTTGCAATACCAGGATTTCTTTCTTTGTAATCGTAAATCCAATCAAGTAAACCTTGTTGATATTTAGAAAAATCTTTTATGTGACCCGTAGCTATTTGTGTTGGGAAAAGAAATTCAGAATTTATATTATTCAGCAAATTTTTCTTCTTCTCCATCTATTAAATCTTTTATTGCATCTATACCACCTTTAAGTTGATATAATCTAACCTCGCAATTTTTTAAAACTTGTTCTGCTTCTTTATAATTTTTTGCTATCTGTTGTTGTTCAGCTTCAAGAGCAGCAAGTTTTTGCTTCGGATCTAGCATATTTATAAATTAGGATCTTCTGGATATTGTGTCATGTTAGGAGTTACAACACCATCTTTTTCTGTAGCTCCGTAAAGAGTTACTAAAGCTGCGGTATCTGCACAATTTGTTATTTCTGTCTCTCTAGTATCACAAGCAGTTCTAACTGCATCACGATAAGTCGTAATTGCTGTAGGTATTTCAGTTCCTTTTTCTGTTTTTCTTACAACGTACCAATCATATTTAGCCAACAAACTACCAGCAGTGGCTTTTTCCTGTGCTTTTAATATTGATTTAACGCCTAAAGTTTTATATTCAACTCCGTCTACTGTTTCTGTTTTATCATCAAGTGCTTTTGCAGAGCCGTCATCATTATAAAAACGACCATCGTATGTAGTAGGATCAGCTACTTCAGAAATACCAAGATCTGTTTTCTCTTCAGCAGTTGATAATCTAAGCCAGTTAGCAGGGTATTGAGTACCATCAGATGTAGTAAAAGGTACATCTACTGCAAGTGGGTTTCCGTTTAATGTAAAAGCCATAATATTATTATATTACCTTGCTCTAGCGTATTTGAAAGGAGCTTCTGCAAATGCTAAATAAATAAATGTAGAACCATTTCCATTTAATTCACCTTCTGTATTACGATGTTTAAAACCATTAGATAGTAAATCCATGTTATGACTAGAACTCGCAGACTCAGCAATAGAATCTTCAGCAAATAAAAGAGCATCTGTCACATTTTCGGGATTTCTTTTTATATCATTTATTTGCCATCTTGAACTACCGCTAGTTTTTTTAATCATAATCCAAGCTGGTCTAAATCCGGTAAAAATAAATGTGCCATCACTTGATCCGTTGCCTGTATATTTTCCAATTTTAGAATATGAATTAACATTAGAAAAACAATACATTACATAAGTTTCTCCATTTATATTTACTCTTCTATTAGTATCTCCAGAATCTACAAATGTCACTAAAGTTGATGATCTTGAAGTTGTATCTGTACCAGCAGTATTAGATCCATTTGTCTCGTTCAAATACATTCCTCTGCCATTATATGTATGAGGCGATTCAAATATCCAACTACCACTACCATCTCTTCTTTTTATGATTACAGCATCAGGTGTAACTCCTAATCCATGTCCAACAGTACTACTATTAGAACCATTACCTGTATAAGTGACAATAGAAAACCCTGCTGTGGTATTTGCTTTGACTACTGCTTGTGTTGTTCCATCAAAATTACTTGATCCAAGAGTTGAATTTGTATTTACTGCACCTCCCATTCCAGAATGTTGACTGCAATAATAATAAAGAGTAGGTGCATTAGCAGCGACAGTTATTGTAATGCTATTGCCATATGTTGAAACTCCAGATGTATATTCTGAACCACCTCCATGCGTACCATCCGATGTAGTAGAAAAACGTAGAGGATGTGCTGATGGATAATTAAATGTATATGTACCACCTTTTGCAAGACTAAGAGTAACAGCAGAAGTTCCGTATCCGTCAAACCTATACTTATTACCTCCATCATTGACAACTGTTACTGTATAAGTTTTGCTATCCGTTTCCCCTGCATCCCAGTTCCAAACAACATACGTTTGCCCACTGTCATTTTGTGCATCATTATTACCATCTTTATAGACAGTAAAACCATTACTATCAAAACTTCCAAGGCCATAAGTTGAATCTTCTGCATCTGTATTGTTTGCATATAAAACTCCTGCTGATGTACCTCTTACTGTGTCATGTACTTGATGAAAATAAGTATTAGTTCTACTTTTTAACCAAACCCAATCAGGTTTAAAATTTAATCCAGTAATTGCCCGATTTTGTGACCCATTACCAGAATAAAGCAAAGTATCAAAATACTGATTAGGTTTTTTGATTGTAGGGTCGGGTAAGTTTACTGAATTTAATTTTTTATATCCTGTAGGTGGAGTATA